CGAGCTCAGCCAGGAGGACTTCCACACGAAGGCGATGGACCTCGCCCGCGCCCACCAGGCCGTGGTGATGGAGGAGTCGCGGCAGAAGCAGGTGAAGAAGGACCTCGCCGCCGCGCTCGGCAAGCTCGAGGAGGAGCGCGACAAGCTGGCGAACGAGGTGGGCGAAAACTGCGAGATCCGCTCGGTGAGCGTCATCTACGAGGCCGACTACGACGAGGGCGTGGTCCGGGAGATCAACGAGTACACGGGTGAGATCCTCCGGGTCTCCTCGCTCTCGGGCACCCCCGACGCCCAGGTGCCGCTCTTCGGTGCCGGCGCCGCCGCCCCGCCTGCGCCGACGCCGGAGTCGAAGGCTGAGGGCGACGAGTGGCCGGACGCGCATGACCCGGACGCCGCGGACGCCGAGCAGTCGGAGCGTGCGGAGGAGGACGCCGCCGAGGGCCGCGACGAGGAGGAAGGTGAGGACGGCGCCGGCAGCTCGGCCCCCGACGCCGGGGAGCCCAACGACGAGGAGTGAGCCGAGCTGCTCCAGGCCGGGCCGGCACCGCGAGGTGACCGGCTCGTTTCTTTTCACCACTACGGCTATTTTCGTTGCGTTTTGTGGTGGCCGGCATAACCTGCAATCAGACCATCCCGGAGACCAACCCCGATGTCCACGCCCTCCCTGAATCGCGCCTACCTGGTCGGCCGCCTCGGGCGCATGCCCGAGACCCGCACCGCCGCCGGAGGCGAGCCGGTGCTCAGCCTCTCCATCGCCACGATTCGGGCCATGCGCCAGGAGGACGGTACCTACGTCGACGTGACCGACTGGCACCGCGTGACGGTGCTCGGCGCGCGGGCGGTGCTCGGGTGTGCCAACATCAAGCGCGGCGACACCATCGCCGTGGAGTGTGAGCTGCGCCCGGCGAAGTGGACGGACAAGGACGGGGTGACCCACTACGAGATGGGGCTCGTCCTGGTGCGGGTGATGTGGGTGACGCGCACGCGCCGCCTCAACGTCAACTCCTTTCCGGTCGAGGGCTGATCCATGACCGAACCGATCTTCTCAGCCGCCGCGCTCGCGGACCTCTTCGCCATCGTCCGCCCCTGGACGAGCGGCGACGGAGCCGCGTCGAAGCTGCTCCTCTCCCGCGCCGAGCCTGGCACCGCCGAGTATCGCCGACTCCTTCGGAGCGGCGCGCGCCTCGGGCGGATGCTCACCGTCCGTCCGCCCGACTCAACGGGGCCGCGGTTCCTCTACGTCGAGCCGTCGCCAGCGCTGCTCGAGGTTCTTCGGGACCGCATGGTCGACACGGAGAACGATACCATCCTGTTCGAAGCGATCACCCGGGGCGACGGGACCGTGGTGGTTCGCGCGCACTACACGGTTATTCTCGGGTCGCTCGACCTTGCCGTCCTCCGAACCCACGCCGACCTCGACCTCACCCCCGCGAAGGTGGCGTGATGGGCTACGACCGCGACGAGTTCGCCTGCCCTGACTGCGGCGCCCAGCGGGTGAGTCCCACGGCGCCCTGCGACGCCTGCCCCTACGTCCCCATCACCTGGGGCCCAATGGACGATGCCCAGGCCGAGGGCCGCATCCAGCGCGCCCAGCGCGCCCAGCGCGCCCAGCGCGCCCAACGGGTAGCGCCTCCGCCTCTCGACGAGTCGTGTGAGGCCTGCGCCGCACATCTCGCCGCCTTCCCCGACGGCGGTGGAGACGAGGTGGATGTCTGCCTCACCCCCGACGTTCTGGATCTCTTGGAGCTCCTCCACGCTCGGAGTCGACAGCGTCAACGCCGCCGCCTTCTGCGGCGCGTCGTCACCATCGCCGGGGTGATCCTCCTCGGCCTGATCGTCGCGCTCGGCTGCGGGGGGTTGCTGGTCGACGCCCGGGCAGCCGACCGCGCGATCGTGGAGGTGATTCGTGGGTAACGACACCTGCACGCCCATCGATCCCGCGCCGGGCCTGTTCGGCCGCATCAGGGGCCCCATCGTCGTCGATCTGTTCGCTGGGGCGGGCGGCGCCTCCGAGGGCGTCCGCCGTGCGCTGGGGTACGGGCCCATCGTCGCGATCAATCACTGCCGCCACGCAATCGACATGCACAAGGCCAACCACCCCGACACGGAGCACTTCTGGGGTGACGTGTTCGAGGTTCGACCGCTGGCGGCGACTCGTGGCCGGTCGGTCGACGCACTCTGGGGATCGCCCGACTGCCGTCATTTCTCAAGGGCGAAGGGCGGACAGCCTGTGGACAAGAAGATTCGTGGGCTCGCGTGGGTCATGCTCCGTTGGGCCGCCAAGGTCCGCCCCCGTGTCATCTTCATGGAGAACGTGTCGGAGCTGGTGACATGGGGCCCGCTGGCCCGACCCGCGCGCGGTGGCCAGAAGCACCTCGGCGCCAACGGAAGCGAGCGCCGGAAGCGGTGGAACAAGCCCATCGCGGCCCGGAAGGGCGAGCTCTTCCAGCTCTTCGTCAGCCACCTCCGCGCGCTCGGCTACGTCGTGGAGTGGCGCAACCTCATGGGCTGCGACTACGGCGCGCCGACCTCGCGCAAGCGCTTCTACATGGTGGCCCGGCGCGACGGGCAGCCCATCGTGTGGCCAGAGCCGACCCACTGCGCGCCGAGCGAGCTGTACGACGACAAGGGGAACCTCCTCGCCAAGTGCCGCAAGGGCAGCGACGGCGCCCCTCTTCGTCCGTGGCGTACTGCTTCCGAGTGCATCGACTGGTCGATCCCGATGCTGTCGATTTTCGCCACGCCCGACGAGGCGAAGGCCTGGGCGAAGGCGGTGGGCGCCGACGGTGTCCCGCAGCGACCGCTCGCCGAGGCCACGCTGGCGCGCATCCGGGAGGGCGTCCGGCGGTTCGTGCTCGACAACCCCAAGCCGTTCCTGGTGACGATCGACCAGCAGAGCACGAAGCACACCGCCGCGGGCTGCGATGAGCCGGTGTCCACGGTGACGGTGAAGAACCGACACGCGGTGGTGTCGCCGATCATCGCCAAGGCCCACGCGAACGGCAGCGACACGGCGGGCAGCGGCATCCGGAGCGCCGGGGACCCTGCGCCGACGATGACGACCACGGAGCAGTTCGCCGTGCTCGCGCCGATGCTTCAGACCCTCACGCACGGCCAGCGTCACGAGGCGCTCGACGCGCCGATGCGGACGGTGACCGGGGCCCACCGCGGAGAGCGGGTGGTGGTGTCGCCGGTCATGGTGGCCAACAACGCGAACAACGCCCCCCACGGCGCCGGTGAGCCCCTCGGCACCGTCACCGGCGGCGGGCGCCACATCGTCGCGGCCGCCCACCTCATCGAGACCCGCAACGGCGAGCGGGAGGGGCAGGCGCCGCGGGTGCGCGACATCGAACGGCCGCTCGGAACCACGACGGCGAAGGGGTCGCAGGGTGCGGTGGTGGCGGCCACGGTGGAGCCCCTCGACGGGCGCACGCGCGCCGGCCGGGCCCACCGCCGCGAGGTCGCGGCCTTCATGGCGAAGCACTACGGCGGCGTCACCGGGACCGTGGTGGACCAGCCGATCGGCACGATCACCGGCGTTGACCACCACTCCCCCGTCGCCGTCTTCATGGAGAAGTTCCACGGCAGCGCGGCGGCTGGGCAGCCCGCGGACGCCCCGGCGCCGACGGTGACCAGCGGCGGCGGCCGGGGCGGTGGGCACGCGGGGCCTGTCGCGGTGTTCCTGGAGCAGCAGCACGGGAAGAGTCGCGGGAGGTCCGCGGCTGAGCCCCTCGGGACGGCCACCGCGGTGAACCACCACGCCGCGGTGTCCGCCTTCCTCTCGCCTTACTACGGTAGCGAGCGGGACGGGCAGTGCCTCGACGAGCCTGTCCGCACCGTCACCACCAAGGACCGCCTCGGGCTGGTCACCACGACGATCAGCGGCACCGAGTACGCGATCGTCGACATCGCGATGCGGATGCTCCAGCCTCCCGAGCTGGCGGCCGCGAACGGGTGGGCCGACATGATCCGGATCGGCACCAAGGCCGAACAGGTCGCCCGCATCGGGAACATGGTGCTCCCGGACGTGGTGGCGGCGCTGTTCACCAGCAACCTTGGCGAGCTCGCCGAAGCGGCGGCGAAGTGATGCAGCTCTCGCTCTTCGCGTCGCCGGAGCCAGTCGCGCCGATTCCGCCGTCGCCGTGGCCCGCCACGCTCATTCCCTGCCACGCCTGCGGCCTCCCGGTGGCGCGCACGGTGGGGGTGTTCGAACGCCTGGGGCAACGCCTGATCGCCGTCCCCCACCTCGCGCCCTGCGGCCTGCCCTGCGCTGGCGGTGGGGTTGCGAGCGGCGCACGCGCCCACTGGAGCGATCCGGGCAGGGGGACGGGTGGTGTCGGCTGCTCCGCATGCGGAAGGCGGCCGGAGGTGCGACATGGCTGAGCCCACGAAGCTCGATCACACCAACGCCCGGAAGTACACGCAGAAGGCGGCGGATGCGGCCCCACTGCTTGCCCTGCTTGGGCTCACCCCGGTCTACACGGCACAGGACTTCGCCGACCGACGCGAGCGAAAGACCGCGGAGGCCGCGGTGTGGTACGACGCGAAGCAGGACTGGTACGCCACGGGGATCGCCCAGGCGCGCGCCGAGACCATGGCGCTGGCCGGAATCCTTGCCGTGGCGGAGGTCGACCGCCACTTCGCTGAGTCGCCGTTCCTATCGGGCGCCGCACCGTCGACGAGGTGGACGATCTGGACGGTCATCCGGCAGCGCGCCGAGCGCGGGGAGCCGCTGTTTCCCAAGTGGACACCGGCGGAGGCCAAGCCTCGCGCCGCCGTGGACCCCGAGGCGGCCTACGCCGTCATCGCTGCGTCCCCGATCCCGCTCTTCGCCGCGGGCGTAGCCGATGCTCTCGGCGGTGCCACCGTGCTCGACGTTGCCGAGGCCGTGCGCGCGCTTCGGGAGGCGGGGCGAGTCGTCACCGTGGAGCGCAACGGCAAGCTCCGGGGCTTCACCACTGCTGAGCGTGCGGCATGAGCACCAGCAACCAGCGGTGGCGCGAGCGCCGCGCAACGTTCCGCCCCTCCGCTGAGCTCATCGACCCGAGCCACTACGGCGTCGAGGTCATCCCCGACGACACGACGGCCAAGCTGTTCGTGGAGCGCCACCACTACTCCGCGGCCTTCCCATCCGCGCGCGTCCGCGTCGGCCTGTACCGTTCGCGTGCCTGGTTCACGCCGGAGCTGGTCGGCGTCGCCGTGTTCGGGGTGCCGATGTCGGAGGCCGTGCTGCCGAAGTGGACCGGCCACGGCAGCGACGGCGCGATCGAGCTGAGCCGGTTCGTGCTCCTCGACGACGTGGAGGGCAACGGGGAAACGTGGTTCCTGGCGCGGGCGTTCCGGGCGCTGCGGCGGCTCCGGCCGGAGCTCGGGGCCGTGCTCGCGTTCTCCGACCCCGTTGCGCGCATCGCCGCCGATGGGCGCGTGGTGACGCCGGGCCACATCGGCGAGATATACCAGGCCCACAACGGCCGCTACGTCGGCCGCGCGAACCGGGCGACGAAATACGCGACCCCGAGCGGTGTCGACATCACGAAGCCCGTGCTCGACAAGGTGGCTCGCGGCTGCCGCGGCCACGTCTACGCCGAGGCCAAGCTCCGCGCGATCGGGGCCCCGGTGCGCTGGCCCGGAGAGTCGGGGGAGTCGTACGTCGCCCGGGTGCAGGCGTCGGGTCTGTTGCGCCCGTACCGACACCCCGGGAACCTCGCCTACGTGTGGCCGCTCGCAGCGGGTGTGGTGCTCCCGGGCGAGGCTCAGCCGTACCCGAAGGCCGATGCGCTGGTGAGGGCCGCATGACCGCCACCCCCTGGTTCCCCATCCGGATCGCCACCGTCTCCGGCGGCGAACGTCGCGGGTTCGGCCGCTCCATCGGCGGTGAGCTCCGGGCGATGGTGTGCCCGATGGGCCACGGCTGGCGCAGCGCCCACCGGGTCTCCGGCGGCGAGTGGAACGAGCGAGGCGCCGACGACTGCATCGGGGCCGCCCGCACGGCCAACGCCGGCCTGCGCCTCGGTGATCGCACCGTGGTCGTGGACGACGCGGAGCCGGCGATCGCCGCCGCCCGGGCAATCGAGGAGGACCCCACATGCCCGTGATGGTGTTCATCTACGATGCCTCGCCCTGCGGGTGCTGGGCCGCCGCGCCGGACGCCTTCGCCCCCCGCGCCCTGGGCCCGACGTGCGCCCACGGAAACCGGTGGCGCTGGCTCACCGCCCACCTGCTGGACGCGCGCAATCCCGACCCGCTATGGCCAGGCCCCCCCGCGCTCCTGGGCTGCACGGTGGAGATCGCGGCGGTGGCCTCGTGACCGCCGCCGAGCTGGCCACCGCGCTCCACGCCGAGCTGTCTCGGCAGCCTCCGATGCGCGCGTCGGAACGGGAGCTGCAGGACGCCATCGGACGCGCCCTGGTGGCGCTCGCGCTGCCGGCCATTCGCGAGGCGCCCCTCACGCCCCAGGACCGTGTCGACTTCCTGGTGGGGTCATTCCCCCTCGCCCTTCTGCCCGCCTGCGGCGTGGCGCTCGAGGTGAAGGTGGGTGGATCCCTCGCCGACCTCACCCGCCAGCTCTTCCGCTACGCAGAGAGCCCCCGCGTGCTCAGCCTGCTCGTGGTGACCACCCGATCCCGCCACCGGAACCTGCCGTCGACGATCGCCGGCAAGCCCCTTGTGGTGCTCTGCCTCTCCGACTTCTCCCTGGGGTTCTGATGTCCGCTGCCCACTCGGTGCCCACCGCCGGCACCCTGGTCCGTCGTGGCTCGTTCTGGATCGTGGGGTGCGAACCCCAGGTGATGATGCGCCTCAAGCGGGTGTTCTCCAAGGTGGACAAGGCCTCGGCGGACGAGGCCCGCATCCGCCGAAGTGACGAGGTGGACCGCGAGCTCCAGTGGTTCCTCGACCGGTTCCCGATGGAGATCTCCGACGAGGACCGCGCCGAGCTCCACCGCGGCGCCGAGCGACACCGGGACCTCGCACGGTCGGTCCGACAGTTGCTCTCCGCCGACTATGCCCCTCGGGAGTTCGCGCTGGCCGTGCCGCCGCGGGACTACCAGCGGGTCGCCGCCGACTGGTGGCTTCGCACCGGCAACCTGCTCCTTGGGGATGATACTGGCGTTGGCAAGCAACAGCCGGTTGACACCAACGTCCTCACCCCCGATGGGTGGCGACGCATCGGCGATCTCGTCGTCGGAGACTACGTCATCGGCTCCACGGGAAAGGCCGTGCGCGTGCTCGCGATCTACCCGCAGGGCGTGAAGCCGAGTTACCGACTCACCTTCACGGACGGCTCCAGCGTCCAGGCGGGGCCCGAGCACCTCTGGACCATGTTCTACTGGTGCGGCGGCCGTCGCCTCGCGCCCCTCGTGCTCACGACCGATGAGCTACGACTTCGGCCAGTGCGCGAGGAGAGCGGCAGGCGCCTGCGCCTGGCGGGCCTCCGCTTCCTGTTGCCGATGCTCTCCTCGCCGGCCGAGTTCACGCCCGCCTCGCCCCTGCCGATCGACCCCTACCTGACAGGCCAACTCATCGCCAACGGCTGCCTGCACAGCGGTGGGCCGAAGCTCGTCACCGGCGCCCACAACTGGCCCGACGTGCTGGCGATGCTCGAACGCCGCGGCACACCGCCGAGCACCATCCACACCTACGGCAGTGCGGTCCACGCGACGTTCACCAAGCTCAAGCCATCCATTCGGGCCCTCGGTCTGGACGTCCCGAGCCCGGCCAAGCGCATCCCCACCTGCTACCTCAGGGCCATGCCCGCCGACCGCATCGCCCTTCTTCACGGGCTCATGGACGGCGACGGGACCGCGAGCCGGAACGGCAACCGGATCGCCTACTGCTCAACCAGCGAGGGCCTCGCCGCCGACGTGCGGGAGCTGGTGGAGGGACTCGGAGGCATGGCCTCGGTGCGGGGTCATGAGCGCGCCCACGAAAACAAGCCCACCGACTACCACGTCCGAATCCGATTGCCGGCGAGCATCGCGCCATTCACCGTGACGAGCAAGTTGGGTCGGTGCTCAACGGGAACGAAGCAGACCCACCCCGTTCGCAGCCTCGTGAGCGTCGACTACGTGCGTGACGTAGAGTCCGTCTGCATCGCCGTCGACGCCCCCGACGCGCTGTACTGCACCGAGCACGCGATCCTGACCCACAACACCATCAGCGCGATCGCCGGTCTCTCCGACCCGTCCGCACGTCCCGCCCTGGTGGTGACGCCAGGCGGGGCGGTCCCGTTGCAGTGGGCCGAGGCGATCGAGCGCGTGCTCCCCTCCGCGCGGGTTCACATCCTCAAGACGACCACGCCCTACGACGTGGCCCTCGCCACCTCGAAGGAGTACCGTCGGCGCGGCCGCACCTCCATGGGGTTCCCCGACATCCTCATCTGCCCGTACTCTCGACTGGCCGGGTGGGCGGACGCGGTCCGGGACCGCGTGGTGTCCGTGGTCTACGACGAGGCCCAGGAGCTCCGACACAGCAAGACCGGCGGCAACAACGAGGAGCCCAAGCTCTCCCAGAAGTGGGCGGCGGCGAACCGAATCTCCACCACCCCCACCGTGACCAGGCGCCTCGGCCTCAGCGCAACGCCGACGGTCAACTACGGCGCGGAAATCTGGAACGTCATGGAGTGCATCGCGCCGGGCGCCCTCGGTGAGCGCCGCGAGTTCGATCGGGAGTGGTGCACCGCCGGGGACGAGGAGCGCAAGCGCAAGCTCCGCGACCCCCGGGCGTTCGGGCTCTATCTCCGAGAGGCGGGGTTCATGCTCCGGCGCACCCGGAAGGACGTGGGCCGGGAAATGCCGCAGGTGACGATCGTTCCCCAGCACCTCGAGGCCGACCTCGACGCGCTGCGCAACGTCTCTGCCTCGGTGGCCGAGCTCGCCCGCACCATCCTCGCGAGCAACGGGGGCAAGGAGGCCTGGCGCGAGAAGGGCAACGCCAGCGCCTCGCTGGACCGGATCATGCGGCAGGCGACGGGGATCGCGAAGGCCCCCTACATTGCGGCGTTCATCCGCATGCTGGTGGAGAGCGGGGAGCGGGTGGTTGTCGGCCTCTGGCACCGCGAGGTGTACCGCATCATCGGCGACAAGCTGCGGGACCTCGCCCCCGCCTTCTACACCGGGGAGGAGAGCGACCGCCAGAAGGCCGAGGCGCTCACCCGGTTCAAGAAGGGGGAGACCCCGGTGCTCTGCATGTCCCTGCGGTCGGGCGCCGCCCTCGACGGGCTGCAATACGTCTGTCGGACGGTGGTGATCGGCGAGCTCGACTGGTCCAACGTCATCCACCACCAACTGATCTCCCGCGTCGACCGAGACGGGCAGCCGGACAAGGTGGTGGCCTACTACCTCCTGGCCGACGCCGGCAGCGATCCCACCGTCGCCGAGGTCTGCGGGGCGAAGTCGGCCAACTCGGAGCCCATCCGCAACCCAGACAAGGTGGTCGCCGACGTGAAGGTGGACCCGGAGCACATCCGCAAGCTGGCCTCGGCCGTGCTCGCGAGGAAGGCATGACGCGCGCCGGCCGGGTGGTCCGCGCCTCGCTCGAGGAGAACGACGCGACGCACGCGCTGGAGCACGCCAAGATCGAGGTGCAGGCCGCGCACATCGCCGCGGAGAAGCTCCGCGCCGAGCTCGAGGACGAGATCGCCACGCTGCGCGCCGAGTCCCTCGCCAGGAGTCGGGAGGCGCGGGTGAAGCGCCTGGAGCGCCGATGGGCCCGGGCGGACCAGGAGCTGACCGATGCGTGGGCGGCCGCCGTCCCGCACCTGCTCTGCCCGTCGGTGGAGCCTACCTCCCGCTGAGGAAGTCGAATTGCGCCAGGGCGCGGGTCGCGGGGTCCGACCCCGCCGGCCCATCCCAACGGATGAAGAGCTGCGACATCGCGTCCACCTGGTCATCGTTGGTCCCATGGGGGAACGACACCACCTCTTCGATGAAGTCGCCAATCCAGGGCGCGAATTCGGCCATCGGGAGGTACACCTCCTCCGCTTCGAAGGCCACCGCGGCCGTCTGCGCACGCGCGTACTTGCCGCCCTCGGGGGTGACCTCGACGAACCCGCCAGGCGAGTGGACGGACTTCTTCAGGAGCGCCACCACCCCCGGGCCGTTGGCGGCGCTTTCCACCAGCTTGAGGCGCGCGGTCGGCCACTTCGCGGAGAGGTCCAGAAGGGCATGGGCCGTCGCCGGGAGGTCCATCCGAGCGTGCTTCTGGTCGAGCAGGTACTTCTTCTGGCCGTCGCGCCCCCATACCTGCATCGCCACGTAGTCCGACTTCCGCCCGTCCTTGAACGCGCAGTCGACGGAGATCGCCAGCTCCCGAAGCCCTCGCGCGAAGCGCTGCGGGTCGCCGGGGTATCGGCGATTCAGCCAGTCGCGCTGGAAGAGGGAGCCGGCCGCGGGCGTCGGGCTCTGCTGGTACTGCGACTGCCACTTTCGCGCGCCGGTCGGGTTGCTCTTCTCCTTGTCGCACCAGGCGCGGGAGTAGCGCAATTCGAACATCAGCTCGCCGGGCTTGGTGCGCGGGTCCTCCGGGTGGCGGTACTTGATGTCGGGGTCGAATTCCATGGGGAGCACGACGCTGCGCACGCCCCGCTTGAGCAGGGCGCCCGCAAGGTCCCCCTCGTGGACCCGCTGCATGATCACGATCCGCCACCCCACGATGGGGTCCACACGAGAGGCCAGCACGTCGTCGTAGACCGTGATCACCTCGTTCATTCGCGTGGCGACCTGGACGGGAGACCCGAGCAGCGCCTTCTTCACATCGTAGGGATCATCGAGAATGATGCCGTCGACACGGTTGCCAGTGACACCCCCGCCGATGGTCTTGCAGAGGCGGTTGCCCGAGTCGGAGTTCTCAAAATTGACCTTGGCGTACTGCTCCGTGGACAGGTCCCAGGGCACGCGCTTGTTGCGCTTGGAGACCAACTCAAGGATGCGCCGGTACATCGGACTGCTGATGATTCGCCGCATGCGGAGCGAGTCGCGCACCACGGGGGTCGGATCGTGCGAGAGGGCGAGGATCTTCTCCGCGCCCCGATGAAGCCACAGCCACGCAGGGAACATGGCCGAGACGAGGATGCTTTTGCCGGTGCCGGGGGGCACGCATATCACGAGCTCGTTCACCTCGCCGCGCGCCACGCGCTCGAGTTCGTCGCACAGCAGATCGTAGTGCCAGTTCCAGACGAGCTTCTTGGCGGGCTCGACGATGGACCAGAAGCGCCGAACGAACCCAGCCAGCGTCCGAATGGCGTCCTCGTCCCGGGCGTCCTCCCGCCGCTGAAGGCGCCGCTCGCGCGCGGCCGGACTTTCGCCCGCTGGCCCACGCGTGGCCTGCGGTGCGGACGCCCCGAGGCGCCCCAGGGTGCGCAGTCGAGGGGGGGCAGGCGGCCTCACATAGTGCCGCCGAACCTCACGCGAGGTCGCCAGGCACATGGTCAGTTCCGCGGTTCAGCGGGCGGGATGCCTCGGTTGGGCGGCGCCGGCACGTCGTCGTCCTCGTCCCACGCGGCCTCCCGGCGCACACGCTCGAGCGGCGCTCCCTCGAAGTTGACGTGACGCACGCCCACCTCGCCACCCACCTCGACCTTGTCCCCGTACCCGCGGTGGCGACCCTTCGTGCGCAGGTAGAAGGTCGCGGCCTGCAGGTTGCCGTTCTGGATCGCGGTGAGGAGCGTGATCTCGGCCCGGTCGATCGTCTCCTCCACCAGCTCGTCCCGAAGGCGCTGGAGCTTCGGGTTTCGGTTCACGTAGTTCTTGACCGTGTTCGGCGAGCACCGCAGGATCTTTGCCGCCGCCACGTACACGCCGAGACCCTTCCGGAGCGCCTCCTCGATCTGCGCGACCTTGAATCGCTGGGTGCGGGCCATGCCTGGTCCTTACTCCGTCGCCGGTTCCAGGCCGCCGGGACCCACCGGAATGTTCGCGGCGCGCGCGAACGTCGTCCAGCGGCGGCGGATCACGTCGCAGTAGAGGGGATCGAGTTCGGCGAGCCTCGCGATCCGGCCCTCTCGGGCGCAGGCGATGAGGGTGGTTCCGGAGCCCCCGAACGGATCGCCAACGAGCCAGCCGGGCTTCGACGAATTCCGGATGTGGAGTTGGACCAGCTCCACCGGCTTCATCGTGGGGTGCTCCTTCGACTGTGCCGGACGAGGGAATTCGT